GCCCTCGAACCGGCCGCCTTCCAGCTCGATGTCGTTGAGCACCGCGCGATGGCCATTGATCGCCACCTGCGCTTCGAGATACCGAATCATCATGGTGCGGCCGCGCGGGGCCGGGAGGTTGGGCACGAATACGCCGTGAAACCGGCGGCTCACACCTCCCGCCACCGTGCCGGACGCGTACCCGCCGAGGCCGACGGCGATCGCCTTCAGGATGCGCGTGGCGAAGCTCTGATCGGCCTCCGGGTCCTTGATCAACCACTTCTTGAAGGCGTCGTAGTCCGCCGTGGCCTGGGCCTGGCGCTCCTGGATGCGCTTCTGAGCGTCGTCGGCGATGCGCTGGCGCTCCTGGGCGGCGCCCAGGGTCACGAACTCGGAGCGAATTTGCGCAAACAGCGCCGCGTGGTCGCGCTCCAACGACTCCCGCGTCAGGATGGGGTTGTCAGCCGTGGGCATGACGGTTCCTTTCTCGGTGGGTGGGGGATCGTCCTGAAGCGCAGCACCGGCGCTGACGGACAAGGGGGCCGGCCCGCCCACCGCGAACACCGCTTTGCGGCGCGCGGCGAACTGGCCGGGTTTGCTGGCCAGCTGTTCGACCATCGAATCGACCGTGGCAACACCGTCCACGAGTCCCGCATCGATGGCCTGCCGGCCGATGAACAGACGGCCGTCGGCCATCCGGTCAAGCACGGTGCCTGCGTCGACGCCGCGGTGCTGCGCGACGGTTTCGACGAAGACGCTGTAGAGGTGGTCGATCTGCGCCTCGTGATAGGCCAGGACCTCGGCGCTCGGCGGCTGCCCGTTGACCGACGCGCGCTTGTACTTGCCGCGCACCAGCTCGACCGAGTTCGGGTCGCTCGATTCCCACGCCAGCCGCGCGTAGACGCCGATGCTGCCGACCTGGTCGGTCACGCCCTCGATGTAGACGGCATTGGCGGCGCTGCCGATCCAGTACATCGCGCTGGCCATGGTGCCCTGGCTCACCGTCACCGTGGGCTTCTCGGCTGCGAGATTGCGCACTTCCTCGGCCAGCGCCGGCGTACCGAGCACGCTGCCGCCCGGTGAGTCCGCCGCGATGATGGCGGACTTGACCCGCGGATCGGCGCGCATCGACGTCACCTGGCGCAGCAGCATCTGCGTGCTGGAGCCGCCGCTGATGCGCGCGAACATGTTCATGCGCGGTGCGAGCACGCCGACCATCGGCAGCACCGCGACGCCGCCATCGCGGATTTCGTAGTCCTGCTGCTCGTTGGCGAGCTGCCGACCCAGGCGCGCCTCGATCGACGCGATGTCGATCTTCTCGCCGCGCAGGTGCGTGGCGTAGATGTGCTGCAGCTCGATCAGCTGCTCTGGCAGCAGCGCCCAAGGGGCCGTCACGAGGTCCAAGAGCTTCAAGTTGGTCTCCCAGTTCAGATGGCCGTGAACGACCCGCCGGACAGCGCCAGGCGCCGATCGCCGGCGCCGGCCGACGCTTTGGCGGCCACGCCGCCGGCTCCCGTCAGGAACAGTCGAGTGCCGCCCGCCGTCCCGTGGCTCCAGCTGCCATCGACTCCTGCCCACAGGCCGGCCGCCTCAGTGACGGCCCTGGGCTCCCAGATGAGCTGGGGCTCGAGGACCGAAGGCAGGTAGGCGGTGATCTCCGCGATCTCGTCGGTGCTCACCCGGCGCGTCAGCTGCACGTATAGCCAGATCCGGGCTTTGGTGGCGTAGCTGGCGGACGCATCACGTGCCCCGCCCAGCACGAGGCGCGACGTGCTGAACACCGACGGGGCCGGCAGGGACGCCTGCAGCACCCCGTCGACATAGGCCACGGTCCCGGAAGCGTCCCCGGTCAGGATGATGACGCTGGGTCCAAGAGACGGCGAGTTGGCGAAATCGAAAGGATCAAACGTGCCGTTGCTGACCCAGCATGCCCACTTTGCGGTCGCGTCGCGCTGCATCGCCAGCGACGCCTGAGAGCCGTCCGAATTCGCGCTCGTCACCAGCCCCGCGTAGTCGCCCGACACGGCCGTGGTCTCGACCAGCAGGATGTGCGTCTGCGCTGCCGTGGCAAGACTGCGCTTCGGGGCCAGCGTCAGGCCGCCGAATGCAGCGGTGCTGTCGATGCAGAGGCCGTGCACACCGGCCGACATGACCGGTGCCGTGCCCCAAGGAGTCCACGTGCCACCGTCGACCAGATCGATCAGGCCGCCAACGCCCGGCAGCAAAAGCGATCCCGCGTCCGCGGCGTACCTGCGCCTGAGCGTGACGCCAGCCTCCTGAGGCAGCACGAGCCACGGCCGTTCGGCTGGACGTTGCGGCATCTCTACGCGCTCACGCGGCTACTGGACGTAGGTATCGCCGGTGCACTCCACCGCCACCGCTTGACCCGTGTTGCCGGTGAATTCGATTTCGACATAGGCGATCTCAGGGCCCCAGCGAAAACTGCCCCGCGTGACGTTGTTGGCCGTCGTGCCGCAGCCCTGGCGGTACACGATCTTCCAGGCGTCGTCTCCCGTGCCCTCGGCCGCCGCCGCAGGCATGCTGGCCTGCTTGCGGGCGATCAATACACGCGCCTCGCATTGCGTGGTCGGCCCTGTGGCTCCGTTGGTGACGGCCCATCGGATCATGCCGCCGTCAGCCGCCGAGGAATCGACCCGGCCTCGCGTAGTGCCGCCGGCGGCGTTGCTGGTATTGCTGACCAGCGCTTGAGGAGTCATCGTTTTCGACATGAGACCTCTCCTCAGACCGCCATCGTGCCGTCGTCATGCCAGACCGCGCGGCGCACATCCATCTCCGGCACGGGGTCCGGATCACGCCCCAGCGAGATCAGTGCGTCCGCCTGCGGTTGCGTGAGCACCGTCCCGACCAACGACTGCAATGTGCCCACCACCAGCGGCGATGACGCAATCAGCCGGCCCTGCTCCAGCAGCGGCCGGACGTGGCGGAAGTCGGCTTGGCTCTGGATCACGTCCAGCAGCTCATTGCCGGCCGCAAGGCCGATGGTCTCCAGGATCGTGCCGTTGCCGATCTCACGCCGATTCGGCCGCGTGCGGCCCACACTCAGCGCGTCGGCGATGGCCTGCGTGTCGGGCACCAGGGCCACCAGCTCGGGGGCGGCAGCGATCGCCGTGCGGATCTCTTGGATGTCCATCACATCACCATGTAGGACTGGTAGGGGGTGATCTTTCCGGCCGCGACGCGGAAGCGCTGGCGGCCGCCGGCGGCCAGGCATGCTTCGGCCAGCTCGGCGCAGATCCAGCGGTCGGCGTCTTCCCATGGCTCGCGCAGCGGGATACCGAGAAGTGCAAGCCAGTCGTAGCCCTTGCCGAGCTGCGTTCGGCCATAGGCCACGGCGCGAACCGGCTCCGGGCATGCCACGGAAACGATGGCAGTCTTGGAATGCCGAGCGATGAAATCGGCCATCGACGTCTCGATGACGCCGCGCCACGCCACAGCCTCGATCACCGTGTCGTCGGGCGTCACGACGCCGACGTGCGACCATGGTGCCCACCACGAGCCGCCGCGGATCAGCATCGAGCCGATGGCGTGGCGTCGGGCGTAGATGAGCTGGAGCATGGGCGATCGCTCAGCTCAGCGTGACGGGCACGCCGCGCTCGAAGTTGACCTCGGTGGCCGACACCGCGACACCCAGGCGTTGCACCACGTTGCCGGCCGCCGAAGGCACGGTCGCGCCGCCCTGGCCGGCCGTTGTCTGCAGGAACACGTCGCCCGGCGTCATCCCGCTGACCTGGTTGTTGGTGCCCTCGAAGTACACCGTGGCGTTGGCGCCGCTCGAGACCGCGGCGAGCACGAATCCGTCCGCGGCCTTGCCGGCGGCAGTCGCGTCGGCCTTGCGCACGCGCGCGCCGCCGGAGTTGTGCACGTTCACGAAGTCGCCGGCGGCCAGCGCCTCGGAGGCCTGGATCAACTTGGTGTCGGCACCGATGCCGACCGGCATCATGCTGTTGTCGATGCGCCCGTTGTCGTCGAGCGCCACGATGTCGCCGGCGTTGCTGGCGCCGGCGCTGGATTGCACGCCGAAGACCTGCGTCATCACGCCGGCCACGAGCCGAAGGAAAGCTTTTGCAGCCATGTCGGAACCTCATCAAGGGGAAAGAAGAACGGGCGGCTGCAGATCGATCAGCAGCCGTGTGGGACTCAGCGCGAGGCCGAGCGTTTGCGTCCACGCTGCGCCGACCGGCACGGCCTGCACGAGCGCACCCGCAGAGCCGACCACCACGGGGACACCGGCGACGAAGGACCATCCGTTGTGCTCGATGACGCCGCCGCGCTGCACGGAGGCATCCGCGCCAGCGGCGGCCGCGCCGACCGTCACGCCGATGACGGACAGCATGTGCGCGAGCGTCATGCAGTCTGCGGGCACGACCTCGGCATCGGCGGTCAACGCGGTCGCCGTGTGGCCCGAGATCGCAACCGCGGCGGGGTACGTGGCGAGGCCGCCTTCCGTCCCAGGCGGCCCAGCCGGGCCACGCGGACCAGCAGGGCCCTGGCCGACCACCAGCCTCGACTGAATGACGGCCGCCGGCACCAGGTTGCTCACCGCGTGACCTCCGCCTTGACGCGAAAGGCACCGTAGAACGTGCACTGCACGCGACCGAGCGCGTCCTCGAGTTCCATGTCCCACTCGTAGAGCGATGCGGCGTCGGCAATGGTGTCGCCGCACGGAATGGTTGCGGTGACTTCGTCGGTCAGGCCGAATTCGTAGGCCCCGGCCAGCGGATCGGGAATGGACACGTCGAACTGCGCGACGACACTCGTGGCAAGCGCCTTGCGCCGCACCTGGCCGCGCACGACGCAGCCGGTGAGGTCGACCGGAGCCTCGTCGGGGTTGGTCAGCTCGTGCCGGATAGGGCCCAGCGTGGAGCCTTGGCGCACCTCGAGGTCGAGACGCTCGCCCAGGTTTGCGATCTTCACGCGCCCTCCCGTTCGCTCGGCTGCGGCGCGGCGGCGCCGGCCTTGGGGACGGGCAGCATGTCGGCGGCGCGGAGCATGTTCTGCTCGGTCACCTTGGCGTCGAAGTCGGCGTACCAGTCGGTGCCGAGCAATTCCCACTGGGCGCGCTCGCGCGTCATCAGGCGCCCGTCGACCGCCGCGAGGTACGCCGCGACCTCATCCTTCGGATTGATCGACCCCTGGCTGTCGCCATGCCACGCCGCGCGGGTGTAGGCCCAGCGCAGCAGCGGGTCGGTGAAGAAGCCGGGCGCCGGTATGCGGCCAATGGCAACCGCTTCGGCCATCCAGGTTTCGCGGACCGGCTGGCAGAAGCTGCGGGCGAGCCACGCGCGCAGGCCGCGGAACCACATCCACGCATCTAGCAGCGCGGCACGGCTGGCGCTGTACGAGGCGTTGAAGCGCTTCATCAGCACCTCGAAGGGGATGCCGAGGCCGACGCCGATCTGCTGCACGATGGCCTGCACGAAGGGGTCGAACGCCGGGTTCGGCCGGCCGGGGTCGGCGGTGCTGACCGTCTCGCCATCGGCGAGCCCGACCACGGCACCGGGCCCCATCGCGATCTCTTGGTTGGGCGCCTGCGCACCCGGCTGCAGGCCGAACACCGGCGCCGGCGAGCCTCCGTCCTTGGTCTGCACGAAGACCGTGAAGAACGCGCTCACCACGGCGGCCTGGATCTCGGCCTCGGTGTAGCGCCCCAGCTGCTTGATCGAATCGACGACGGGCGACAGGTACGGCACGCCGCGCGGCTGCTCGGGCCGCAGCAGGCGGTAGTGATGCAGGATGCGACGCCGGCCACTGCGGCCGATGCGCTCGATCCACTGGCCCTGCCCCAGGGTCGCGCCGACGAACAGCGCGCCGCCCGGGTGTCTGTCGTAGACGTGATAGGCCGTGGCCAGCCCTGATGCGTCACGCATCACGCCGGCCGTCACCTCGGGCGTGTTGGGCTTGCCCAGCGGATTGCCGACGCGGTCGGCCTCGATGGTTTGCAGCCGCAGGCGATAGGGCTGGGTCGCGGTGGGGGCGGCATCGGGCAGCACCGTGAACACGTCGCCGCTGATGAGCGTCGACGAGAGCACCAGCCCCTGCTTTTCGTAGAAAGTCTGTTCGCCGGCGTAGTCGCACTCGGGGCTGTCGGCCCACAGGCTGAACTCGCGCCGCAGTAGGTGCTGCCAGTCGAGCAGCTGCTGCTCGCTCCAGCCGAGCACCGCGCGGTCGGGCTCCGGCACGGGCACGAGACCTGTGCCGACGACGCGATCGACGTTGGTCTGGATGGCGCCGGCGGCGATCGGGTTGGTGCGCACCAGCTCCCGGCTCTGGCCGCGCTGCAGCGGCAGGTGGCGCAGCGTGTCTGACACGGCGTCGCGCAAGGCGGGCCGCCACCGGCGCAGCACGCCGCCACCGGGCTCGCTCGCCGATTCGGCGCCGCTGGGACCGTCGCCCGCCAGCGCCGAGATGGCTACGCGTGCGCGCAGCCGCTGTGCCGCGCGCACCGGGTCCACCGCAGCGATTGCGCGGTCGATGAGGTTCAGTTGCATCAGCCGCTCAGCGGATGTACATCAGGCCGCGCGTACCTGATTGCAGCGCCTCGAGGCGCGCGATCTCGCGGTCGAGGCGTTGGATCGCGGCATCGACGTCGGCGAAGCGCGCGCGCTGGTTGCGCCTGGCGCCACTGCCGTCGCCGACCTGGTATTCCTGCGACTGCAGGATGCGCGAGCGCGCCGCCGCCATTTCGGCGCGCTCGGCGCGCAGCTGTTCGAGGGTCATGACGCTGTTGCGTCAGCCCTGGGCCGGTTCGGTGGCGGGGGCGTCAGGCACGAGGTCGTCGACGACGCGCGCGATGAGGGTGCGGGTTTCGTCGCCGACCTTGGCAACGTGCTGCGTGATCTGCTCGAGCGAGGCGGCGAATTCGGCTTTGGTGGACATGGTGATTTCCTTGAGGTGGAGGAGGTCCGCGGCGATGGATGCGAGCTGCGCGGCCAGCGGGGGCTGCAGGTCGCAGCCGTTGTCGGGGGAAGTGGAAGTGCAGGTTCACGGCGGAGCGCGGGTGAAGGGCATGCGGGACAGGGCAAAGAAAAAGCCCCGGGGCGCGAGCCGCGGGGCTTGGTGACGATGGGCATTCAGGCCCGGTGCGGACTTTCACCACCTACCTGAATTGGCCCGATTTTTGGGCAAAGTGTCTCGACGAATCCAGCACTAAATTGTCTCGTCGCCATCCAGCGGGACGGCGCGGTCCAGCCGGGCCCTCTGCATCGCCGCAAGCTGCTGCCCGTTCGCGACCCGCAGGTCCTGCGCCAGCGCGTGCACACGCTCCCGGAATGCCGAGAGACGCACGTACCACTGCGCGCGGCTGACGCCCAGCGCACGCGCCGCGGCCTTGATCGGCTTGACGCGCTGCACGTAGTGCGCCTCGAAGATCCGCTTGTCCAGCTCGTCGGGCTGGCAGAGGTAGGCGAGGTGGAAGGCCGCCAGCTCGGCGCTGCAGGCCGCATCGGGGCCGCCTGCCTTCGATGGGCCACGCGTCTTGGAGCAAAGCTGGCCGAGCAGCGACGGCGGGTTCGATGCCTGGCCATAGAGCCGCCGCGAGTGACACCAGTGCACCCAGGCTTCGCACCGCGCGTGCAGGTCGTGGTCCTGCAAGGTTTGCACGGGCACGTCATCGTCGTCGTGGATCGGCGCCGCAGCGGCAAAGCGGCGGGGGGTGCGGTCGTCGTTCATGCGATGCCTCGGGAGTACACGCGCCGGCCGGCGGCCGCAGCAGGTGGTGGCGGTGGCGGTGGTGGAACAGGCGCAGGCGGAGGCGAGCCGGTGACAGCAGCCGGCGCCTCGGCGATGAAGAGATCCGGCGTCACGCCAGGCGGGATGAGCTTGGCGCGCAGGCGCTGCCAGTCGGCCGGCGTCCACTTGTGCAGGCCGAGGTAGTGGTACAGGGCGAGATTTCCGCAGGCCATGTCCAAGGCCTCGTTGCGGTCGCCGGCATTGCGCTTTTCCCACACGCGTCGATAGCCGCCGCCGGGCTTGCGCTTGAGCATGGGCGCCTCGGCGAGCAGTTGCTCGAACCAGGACAGCGGCAGCGCGGTGTTGAAGTGCATCGCGCCGGCGCCGCTGGTGAGCTTGTAGCGGTTGTGCAGGTGGTCCTTTGCCGTGTCGGCGCCGATGGTCCACAGCAGCACGCCGCCTTCGACGCGTTTGCCGTTCCAGTCGATGTCCACCTTGGACGGCGCGGTGCTGATGATCGGCCGGTTCGGCCGGTTGGCGCCATGGTGCGCGATGACGCCGCGGTGCACGCGCGCGCTGGCGAAGTTGTAGACGTCCTGCGTATTCAGGCCGCCGGAGTCGATGCCGCACACGCTGACCTGGATGAGCACGCCGCTGGCGTGCACGAAGGGCTCGCGCCGGTAGGCGTCGAGCTTGGCCCATGGGCTGGCCGGGTTCTCGGGCGGCAGCGCCGGGTCGCCCATGAACACCTGGTGGTCGATCACCGCATGCTCGTAGCCATAGCCCCAGGCCTCGGCCTGGCATTCGACGCGGTTGTGCTGGGTGTCGCAGTCGAGCGTGACGACCAGCGCCCAGTCGGGCACGGTGCGCGGGGGCAGGTCAGCGCGCTGCTTCAGCTCTTCGGCCGAGGTCATCTCTTCGGTGTTCAGCCACGACAGCGCGAGCCGCGTGTTGTAGAACACCTGCATCGCGTTCGGATCGCCCTTGTCGCGCAGCTCGCGCGCGTGCGCCAGTTCGCGTGCGAGCTTCAGCCAGGTGATGCTGCCCACCGGGGCGTAGAAGGCGCTGACGTGGAAGCTGATGGTCTCGCCGTCGCCCAGGCTGCGCGCGTGCCAGTGCGCCGTGCCGCCCAGCGCCTCGTCGCGCAGCATGCGGGCCTTGTGGCGTTCGTCGATCTCGGCGCCGCATTCGGGGCAGACGAACCAGGCGCGCGCCATGTAGCCGGTGTCGGGGTCGCGCTGGTAGTGGAAGTTCTCGACCAGAAGCTCGTGGTGGTGGCCGCAATGCGGGCACGGCACCAGGTAGACCTCCTGCGTGCCACGGTCGAACTCGCTGTCGGTGATGTCGCCGGGCAGCAGCGGCGAGCTGGTGATCAGCTCCTTGCTGTTGCTGTCGAAGGTGGTGAGCCGCGCTTCGGCCAGGCGCAGCGGGTCGCCTTCGCTGTCGACGTTGTCGAGCAGGCGCGAGGCCTCGTCGACGTAGAGGTAGCGCGCCGGGATCTCGGCCAGGTTGGCGGCGCTGCCGGCGGTGGCGATGTACATCGAGCCGCCCTCGAAGTCCTTCGCGAAGACGGTGTTGCGGCTGTCTCGGCTGCGCGGCCGGGCGAAGGTGTCCTGCAGCTCCTTGACGTCGCGGATGCACTTCTGCACCCGGGCGGAGAGGCGCTTGGCCAGGCTGTCGGTGGGCTCGAGCACCAGCATGTTCGCCGGTGCGCGGTGCGCGCTGGCCATCAGCCAGTTCAGCGCCACCTGGGTCTTGAGCATCTGGCTGGCGCCCTTGACGACGACCCGGCGCGCCGGGTGCCGCGGGCTCAGCACCTGCATGATGCGCCGCGCCATCGGCGTGTGCTCGATGCGGTAGCGCCCGGGCTTGGCGCTGTCCTTCGGCACGAACATGCACTGCTCGGCCCATTCGTCGACGTGCAGCTCGGGGTCGGGCCGCGCTCCGCGCAGCGCGGCGGCGACGATAGCAGCGTAGCCGTCGGCCAGGTTCACGGCAGGACCTCAAGCACGACAAGGCGCCTTGTCTTCGTCGTGCCACAAACGCGCCAACCGGACGCCTTGAAGCAACAGCCAGGGTTCGTGCTACGCACGCGGCGTGGGTTGACGTAGGTGTAGAGGCGTTGCCCTGGCCAGCGCAACCACGCCAGTCTCATCGCCTCACGAATTAGGTCCGAGCTGCGCCCCGCTCCCTCGTTGCGGAAGATCGCGCAGTTCACGCCAACTTGCTGGTCGGCGCTGATGAAGCGGCGCCATACGAACAGAGCTCGGACACACGGCGTCATCAACACCATGCGCTCGCCGGGACCCACTATACGCAGACAGCCAAGCGCGTTCTTGTTTCGTGAGTAGTGACGGTCGTAGAGAGCCATCGCGGTCGGGTTTCCATCGCGAACTTCGACCCAGGTACCGCTGGCCAACAGAAACGGCTGTTCGCAGATCATGCCCGCGCCGCCTCTTCCAGCCGCGCTCGCATGCGTTCTTCCCAGCCAGCGAAGGCGCCGCGCAACTCGTCCTCGAGGGCGAGCTCGATCTCGCGCACCTCCGTCAAGCCGATGACCTTGCGCGCGGCACTCTTCATCGCCGCAAAGCTGCCGTCGCGCAACTCGCGGAAGGCGTCGAAGGCGCCGCGCTCGGCGCGCTCGCGGTCCAACGCTCGGCCGGCCGCGCGGGCGACGCGCAGCTCCGCCTCCTCGGCCTCGGCGATCTCGCGGCGGGCGCGGGCGCTGTCGTAGCCGACCGCCGCGGCAGGCGCCGGCGGCGGCGACGCTGCATCGACCGGCGCATCGGTGGCACGCGGGCGCACGCGGGCCCGGGTGTTGGCCGCCCACTGGGCATCGGCCGCCACAGGGTCGATGAGGCGCTTGCCGTCCTGCTCGACGGCATCGATGCGCCCTTCGGCGATGGCCTTGCGGACAGCCTTCTCGTCGCAGCCGCGGTGACGCGCGTAGTCGGAGACGCTGAGACGCTGCACGGCCATCAGTCCACCCCCCGCCGGCCCCGCAGCCGCGACGAACGGGCTCGGACGCGGCCCGC